GTCCGCCTTGCGATACTTCACCGTAACGAGGGCCACGCTGCTGAACTTGTTTACCTTGATGATCTCGACGTTGTTTTGCATGGACAGACTATGGGGGAAAACTCGATGTTCGTCAAGACTTTCAGATAGTTTTTTTCACTTTTTTTTCGATGGCCTGGAGGCACTAGATTGGCATAGAACATGCTAGGAGGGGGGGGGTTTAATCGCGCACTACACCTAGCACAAACCGTGCCAAGGTAGGGGGAGGGGGCAGAGACTCCCCCCTTTTTTTGAAATTTTTTGTTTTGACAATTTTTTAGAAAAGGCAGGGGGACATTTTCCTCAATCTCTAATTCATTTTATCATAAAACAACGTACTTCACCGTACCCCCTCCCCCCATTTTCCCAAAAAAATCGCCAATATTTACAAAATCGTCCTATAAAAAACTAAAAAAAAATCCAGCCCCTCCATATAATAAAATATGTCTAAAAAGATAGCCTTAATACAAGTTTGGTTTGGGCCATTTCCTTCTTATTTCAACACCCATCTCAAAACATGTAACAATCAAAGCCAAAACATAAATTTCTTTATATTTACCGATCAAAATATAAAAACATCTTATCCCAATGTAAAAATCCATTATATAAACAAAGAAGTATATAAAAAAGTAATATATGATAAAACAGCCATTGTCGCCGACATATCAGAAAACAGAAAATTATGTGATTATAAACTCTTAGCCGCCCACCTATTCGAAGGATACCTATCAGAATATGATTATGTAGGGTTTTATGATATTGATTGTATATTTGGCGATATGTATGATATGTTATTGCCTCATTTAGATAAAGACATAATCTCTATCGGGGACGATACTTATTTTACAGGAATTCGTGGTCCATTTACAATATGGAAAAATACTGCATTTTATAATCAATACTATAAAAACATCCCAAATTATAAATCTCTATTAGAAGACAAAGAATATAAAGCTATAGACGAACGCCAAATAAACGAATGTCTCATAAAAGACAAAATACAAATAACGAGTTTTTCAGAATTAACAAATATGCGTAAAAACGGTAAATATATTGGCGAAGCAGTTTTAAAAGGTAAAAAATTATACATCCAAGATCGCGAATCTCTATTATCGCACTTCTATTATAAAAAAGATCTAGGAATACAAGATGATACTCTCTTTTATAACAAAAAAATATTATTAGAAGATTTCTATTGGGTAGTATATTTTGATAAAAAGTATGAGCCTGTCGCGAAACAAATGTTGAACACAATAAGTATGTTTTCTAATCGCAAATGTATTATTTATAGTCTTAATTATGATTTGGACGTTACAAGAGATTTAGATTTGAACAAAGAGCAGTTTATATCTGTGCCTTTTTATATATTTAAAGACGAAACGCAAGATATAGATTTATTACGAAACATAAAGCCTTTTTGTCTCAAAGATAGTTGTGAACGTTATCCAAATACTAATTTTGTATATATTGATACTGATTGTTTTTTAACCGCTACCGCCGATCATATATCAAAATATGTTTCTAAACTATCAAATCACCCTTTAATGAATATACATCTTCATGGAATAATATTTAATATAAATTATTTAGGAAGCGGACAAAATGTACACGGTTTGCAAGTATTATCTGACGCTCTAAATATACCTATAAGAATTTATCCTAGAAGAAAAGCTAATGTTATAGTTTACAATTCTAATCACCATAACTTTTTTTCTGAAGCTGTAGATATATATCAAACGCATAAGAATACAAGACTTGGAATATTTGCTTTACACGATGAAGATACATTTAATATTCTACTATCTAAGTATAATTATACAGATTCAATGATAACAGTAGATATTGAAGAAACTAATCAACTTAATTTACAAAAATACAATGAATATGGATTCTCAGATGAGTATTCTCCATTTAAACAGATTCCACAACATACAAATGATATATATTGTTTTCACAGAGTAAAGTCTATCTCTGAGTTTGATGACATAAAAGATCATTATCTTAAAAAAGTGTTCTCGCATGATGAGTTGTATTGCAGTTTGGTAGATAATGAAGACACTTTCCAATTAAGTAGAAAAAGTTTTATCACAGAAAAGCAATTTTCAGAGTTTGTAGACATAAAAATATACAATAAAAAAGGACATTTATTACTTAATTTTGAAAGAGCGGAGATATTCAAATACTTTCATTTTTACTCTAGAAATTTTGCTCACAATTTAGATCATGTTTACGTTAAGATTACTGAATGCGATTCGGGAAATATCATATTCAGCAATTTTATGAAAATTCATAAATGAAAATTTTAGGTCACGCAAGTTACGTTGGAAACACTGGTTATAACGCCCATTCAAAAGGATTTTTTCGCGCACTAAGCAAGAAGGTTGAAACCAAAGTTAGAAATTTTACTATTGGACCAAATTGGAGTGGCTATATAGATAAATATAATAATCCTCATAATTCAGACGTTAATAATTTAGACAAAAATATACTTATTTCACAGAGTCTTTTTGATGCAGATAGAAATTTGAACGATTTTCCTCTTTATAATTATGATAATAGTTATGTTGCGGACGTTAATATTATTCTTAATAGCGTAAATCATTATTATTTTTATCAATCATATAAAGGTCCAAAAATTGGATACGTCGTTTGGGAGAACACATTATATCCACAAGATTTTTTTGGTAAACTTTTAGAATGCGATCAGGTGTGGGTGCCTACTGAATGGCAAGCAAAGATAACTATAGATCAAGGTATTCCAGCTAATAAGGTAAAAATTGTAAGAGAAGCTGTGAATCCAGAAATTTACGAAACAAAAACTTCTCCATTATCAAATGATGTTTTTACTTTTGTTCTATTCGGAGCTTGGGGCGATAGAAAGAGTACAAAAGAAATTATCAGAAGTTTTATCAACGTATTTGGTAATAATAGTAAAGTTCAATTGATTTTGTCTGTCGCTAATAATTTTAACAATGATGGATTCGCAAATACTCACGAAAGATTAAAAGCAAACAATCTATATGCATCTAATATAAATATTGTAGATTTTGTTCCAAGAGAAGATTATATTAGATATATTCAAAATGCTCATGTTTTTCTATCTTGTGCGCGTGGAGAAGGGTGGAACATCCCTCTTATAGAGGCGATGGCTTGCGGAGTTCCTTCCATATACTCTAATTGCAGTGGACAACTTGAATTTGCAAAAGATAAAGGTATTCCAGTTAATATTCGTGGTCTTGTATTAGCGAAAGATTTTCCAGATAATAAAAATCAAAATTCACCGGGATATTGGTATGAACCTGATTTTCAAGACTTAGAAAATAAGATGTTGGAGGTTTACAATAATTATTCTTTTTATAAAGAAAAAGCTATTGAAGAGTCTAAGCATATTCGCAATACTTTTACATGGGAAAATGCCGCCGACGCAGCAATGAATCATCTGAAAGAATTGAGTCGCAGTAACATAAAACTTGAAGTCAGTTGTAGCTTTGTCGGAACTGGCGGCTTGAATACTTTTTGTCAAGAATTGCTGCCAGAATTAAATAATTATTGTGATGTTAAAATTAGAAATTACACAATAGGTAAAAATTGGAATGGTTATAATGAAACTCCTCATGATTTAGATATTGAAGAGCGACATAAACAAATTTTACATAAACAGACTTTATATAATTCTGATGGTTCACGTTCTGATTATCCAATATACAATCATAAAAAAGAGTTTACGCCAAATATTAATTTAGTAATGGAAGGGCTAAATCATTATTATTTTTATGATGATTATGTTGGGCCGAAGATTGCGTACACAATGTATGAATCTACTGAATTTCCACAAGGCGCTCTAAATCAGTTGAGAACATTCGATCAACTATGGATTCCATCTCAATGGCAGAAAGATAATTTAATTAAACAAAATTTTCCAGAAAATAAATTAAAAGTTGTGCCTTTAGGAGTTGATGAAAATATATTTTTTCCAATATCGGAAAAATTTACAAAATTTACATTTGTTTTAGTTGGCAGATGGGATGCACGAAAAAGTACAATGGAAATTATTAAATGTTTTAAAGAAAAATTTGAAAATAATGATGATGTTCAATTGCTTTTACTAGTTGATAATCCATTTGATATCGATGGATTGGGATCAACAAAAAACAGACTAAAACATTACAATCTAAATAGTGAAAATATTAAAGTTTTGTCTTTTACTACAAAAGAAGAATATGTTTCTATATTAAAACGTTCTCATGTTTTCTTATCATGTTCTCGCGCAGAAGGGTGGAATCTTCCATTGATAGAAGCAATGGCTTGTGGGACAGTATCAGTTTATTCTAATTGTAGCGCACAGTTAGAATTCGCAAAGAATCTAGGAGTTCCAATAAATATAGTTGGAGAAGAGCCAGCGTCTTTATACAATCAAAGACAATTCGACAAAAATATTGTTGGAAATTATTATATACCTGATTTTATAGATCTATCAAATAAAATTCTTGATATTTATAAAAATTACGCAGTTTATAATACTATCGCCATACAAGAATCAATAGTGATAAGAGAAAAGTTTTCTTGGAAGCGAGCTTCTTTGAAGGCTTATGAAAATATGAAATCTTTAATTAGTGAAATAAAAAATACTGAAGTTAAAAATATTGAATTTGTAAAATTCATAAGAAACAGTAGAGGTATTGAGTATAAAAATATTTCTGATAAAACATTATCAGTAAAAATTAAAATTTTTGACACAGCTTTAAATAGCTATCCTCATGAAGAAAATTTAACACTAGATGCAAATGGAATTTATTATACGACTCTTTATGAAGACTATCAACCTAAAGATAAATTAGAATTTACAATTTTTGATAATTCTAATAATTTATTATTATCTATAGAAAAGAGTTTTACTGGTTTTAAAAATCTTGATTATTATATAATAAAGGGAAAAGATGTTTTAAATGATAAAGATCTATCTTTTCGTTATTCTGAAAAGGATAATACATTATATTTTAACACTATGGGAAAAGAGTTCCACGATGTTAAAATAATTATTAAAGATTTAAATTCTAATCTTACGTTTTCATCTTTTCTAGATCAAGCTTCAATCATTAATGGTATAAATTATTTTGCAACTCCAACTAATTCTAGAAATTTAGATTTAGAATTTTTTAATGGATGTAAATTGATGGTTTTCAAGGATAAGATGCTGCTTTTTGAAGTCGATGTTCCGATAGAAAATAATTTATATAACAAATCTAATTGTCGTAAATTTTATTATGATGATGAATCGGCTTTAAGTATTTTAGACTATTTTTTTTGTCAAAAAATAGATTTTTATTATTATGATTTTTACAAAAATAACATAAAAGAAAATGATGTAATCATTGATATTGGCGCAAGCTGTGGAACACTGGTTGATTTTTGTATTTCTAGAAATGTAAGTAAAATAATTGCTTTAGAACCATCTGCTTCTTTTAATATTTTAGAAAAAACATTTCAAAAAGAAAATAAAGTTATTGTCGAAAACAAAGCAATCTCAATCGACAACGAAAATAAAAATCTTACTCTTAGCCCATTTACTACATTAAGTATTTTAGAAGAAGATAGTAAATCCGATGTAAATACAGTTTCTGTTAAGTGCATATCTTTGGATCATTTATTTTTTAAATATAATTTAGATAAAGTGGACGTTCTAAAAATAGATATAGAAGGTTTTGAATACAAAATATTTGAAAATATATCGTATTCTGTATTAGAAAAAATAAATAAAATAATTTTAGAGTTCCATTTGAACGATGGAATTAAACTAACAAATGTTAAAAATAAATTAAAGCTTTCAGGATTCGCAGTTAAACAATATGATTTATTCTTTAATGAGAATTCTGATTTTAATCTTGAGAAAGGAGTTTTGTTCGCTTTTAAAACCCAAACTGTTGATATTATTAATGAATCTGGTTCTCTTGGCGATGCGATAGCTTGGACTGGAATCATAGATTCTTTTCAGAAAGAAAAGAATAAACAAATTAACTTCTACACTCCTTATAAAAATTTATTTCAAGACGCATATCCTAATATTAATTTTTATAATTATTGGGAAAAACCTTTAACATCAACAGAGTCTTATCATATTGGATGTTTTGATATTGATGGCATCAAATGGAATCAATTAAGTTTACAAGAAATAGCTTGTAAAATATTAAAGATAAAAAACAAAGAAATCAGATCAAAAGTTGCTTTACCTAAAGATCTTAAAAATAATTTCAAAAGAAAATACGTTTGCATTGGATCTCTATCGACTTCTCAAGCAAAATTCTGGAATAATCCTTCTGGATGGACAAGAACTGTAGAATATTTAAATAGTTTAGGATATGATGTTGTATCTATAGATAAAAATAACAATATTGGTTGTGGCGAACATGTTAATTATATTCCAGTCAACTCTATAGATAAAACTGGAGATTTTCCTTTATCAGATAGAATCAACGATTTATATTTTTGCGATTTCTTTATTGGTTTGGGATCTGGTTTATCTTGGTTAGCTTGGGCAGTTGGAAAGCCAGTTATAATGATATCTGGATTTTCAGATCCTGTTTCTGAATTTTATACTCCATATAGAGTTATAAATAGAAATGTATGCAATAGTTGTTGGAACGATCCTGATTTAACTTTTGATAAAGGAAATTGGGCATGGTGTCCTAGAAATAAAAATTTCGAATGTTCTAAAGAGATTTCGTTCGAAATGGTAAAAGAAAAAATCGATCAATGCATTAAAGATTTAAATAAATATTCATAATAATTACACTGCTGTTCTAAAGTAAATTTAGAAATAGCATTATTATAACAATTTTCAGGATTGATTAATTTATCTATGTTTTGCATGGCATAAATCATGTCATTTGCATTATTACATCTGAATCCAGTTTGCCCTTGCATTACAGTTTCAACAAAACCGCCGAAATCAGTAGTTATCGTTGGAGTTCCTGAAAATTGAGCTTCAATAATTGTCCAGTTACAAGGTTCTATAAATAAAGATGGCGCAAATAAAAATTTGGCATCACTAAGTAAATACATTCTTTTAATAGAATCAACAAAACCAACAAATTGACAATATTTAGTATCTTTTAAACCAAGTATATTTGGACCAGCAAAAATTATATCTTGTTTTAAATCGTTACATATATCATAAGCAACTTTTGCTCCTTTCGCTTCTGTAATCCTGCCTAAAAACAGGGCGGTATTAGATTTGTTTTTCTTATAAAGAAAATCATTAGGATCAAAACCGGGATAAACTACAAATTCATTTCCTATATTTATATTGGTTGAAGAATATCCATGCATTTTGTGCATTTGACTATGAGTTTCAAATATTTTAACTGGCGCGAACATACTATCGTAACCAATGCTAGGTTCTACTACAATAGCTTTTTTATAAAAATATTTTACGCAAGCTTCATGCGCGAATCCAAACCAACATAATATAAATTCTTTATCTGATTTTATTCTTTTATTTAATTCTGATATACAATTATTATTAAAAATTTTTACAGCTTCTGTATTTATATCTTGATTGAATCCCTTAGTCTCCCAATCATTTAAGTTGCCATAACTGTTTTTTAATATATTATTATTAGTAACATTAATATGTTCTGTGCAATTAACGCTAGAGTTTTCATGACCATAATGATAAACAGTGTGACCTCTTTTGGTCATTTCATCACAAAATTTGTAAACCTTTTGAACAAACGCACACAAAGATATGTTTTTACTTGTAGGTGAGTACGGAACACTTAGACAATGAAAAACCATACAATATAGTGTAACTCCTTTCATAACATGTCAACCAAAAAGAAGAAAATTCAAAAAGAAAAAGAAGATCTAAACGAAATCATTGCCGATAATCATTTTAGATCAGTTAAATTGAACATTAAAAACTTTAATTTAACAGATAAGCAAAAAAGTTTCGCGCAGATAGCATTCGATAAGAATACTAAAATTATTTTTATCAATGGTCCAGCAGGTTCTTCTAAAACCTTTTTAGCAGTCTACTGTGCGCTTCATATTTTAAATATGAATTCGAGAGCGGAATTGAAATACATTAGAACAATCGCTGAATCAGGTGAAAGAGCGTTAGGTTCATTGCCTGGAACTGTAGATGAGAAGTTTAATCCATTTATGATGCCTTTATATGATAAATTGGATGAGCTACTTCCTATGAGTCAATCAAAATACTTAGAAACCAATGGTTTTATCGAAGCGTTACCAATTAATTTCTTAAGAGGAGCAACTTGGAATGATAAAGTAATTATCGCAGATGAATCTCAAAACTATAGCAGTAAAGAATTAGTCACCCTTCTCACTCGTATTGGAGAAAATACTAAAATGTTTATCTGCGGTGATGCTATGCAATCAGACATTGGCAACAAATCTGGTTTCATGAAAGTATACGATCTTTTCAATAACAAAGAAAGCGAAGACAGAGGAATTTATTGTTTCCAATTCGATGAAGAAGATATCATGCGTAGTGAAATATTAAAGTATATAGTTTCAGTGTTTAAAAAATTAGATAAAACTAATATACAGTGATATAATATTGGTGTATGTACTGTAGCCAATGTGGTTTTAAAAATGGGGTTGGATCGAAGTTTTGTTCTAGCTGTGGAACAGCTTTAATGATAAATGTTCAACAACCCCAGATTAGAAAACAAATTCAAACTACACAAAAAGAAGTAGACGAAGATGGTTTGCCTACTTCTGTAGTCAAGCCAAGACGTTTAGAATATGAAATTGAAAGACCAGAGAAGAATAAGTTTCTAGCAAGTGAAATAATTCATTCTCCTCCATCTTCTGAAAAATTTTCTAGACCGAGAGGCAATGTCAGCAAGCTTACTAAGGAAGAATACTTGTCACAATCATTAAAAGAGTGCGCTCCTAGTAAGAACTTCAAAGAAATAAATGAAGCATAAAAACAAAAAAACTTTTGAAGAAATGTATGAAATCATAGATCAAGTCATAAAAAAAAGAAAAGCCAAGTGGAAGTTAAAAGCAATTGTTTGGTTCGACTTTGAAGACATTGAGCAGATAATAAAGATTCATATACATAAAAAATGGCATCTATGGGATCAAAAGCGACCCATAGAGCCTTGGGTTAATAGGATAGTCTCAAATCAGATAAAAAACATAATCAGAAATTCTTATAGTTGTTTTGTAAAGCCGTGTGTAAATTGCTCTTTTAATACTAATAAAGGAGCGACTTCTGCTGGAGATGACAATGCTTGTGGATTCACTCCTAGTCAAAAACAATGCAACGAATGTCCATTGTACGCTAAATGGGAAAAGACAAAAAAGAATGCTTACGATTTAAAAATGACAGTAAGTTTGCAAAATCATCAAAATTATTTTATTTCTATACCAGAAAATGAATCTGTTAATTTTTCCAACGCTGAAAAGAAACTTCATTCTTTGATGAAAGAGAATTTAAACGATAAACAGTTTTTTGTTTATAAAATGTTTTTTATTGACTGTCTTACCGATGATGAAGTAGCAAGATTTTTAAAATTCAAGACCAATGAGAAGGGCCGCAAGGCTGGATACAAGCAGATTAAAAATTTAAAAAAAATGCTATATCTAAAAGCGAAAAATTTGATAAAAGATAACGACGTTTTTAACAATGAGTGATTTATCTGAAGAGCAACAAGTATTTATCAATAAAAAAATAGAAGAAGGGCTAACAGATTATATTGTTATAGCTAATCTTTTATTTAAAAGAGAAGATTTACATGGCCGTTCAAAAGAATCAAAACTAGTGCGAGATTATATGATCTCTTCTGGCTCTATAAGCAAGAAAGAAAAAGCCAAACCAAAAGCAGATCCAGAAGCACTTACTGCGGCGCACATAGAATTTATAGACAGTAATATCAGAACAGGAATAACTCCAAAACAAATCACAGAATTATTGTTTTCTAAAGAATTAGCAGGAGTATCTAATCTAAATGTTTTTATTACGCCTCAATACAGGGCAGTACACAAATATATCAAAGAAAAGCATCCAGATTATTTGGTTGAAAGCGAATCAGCAGTTAATGAAAAATATGTCGTGCCAAGAAGTTTATCTTCTGCCATCAAGAAAGTAAATAAATGGGCTGGACAAGATTTATCTGAGGATAAATTAACATTGCAGCATAGAAAATATTTAGAAAAGCTATTGACTTATTTAAATAGTCCACGCTTTGTACAAAACTACGATTCTTATCGTAGCTCTAATGATAAAGATCTTTTTGAAGCTGAGTTTGTACGTTCAGTTTGGGACAAGCCAGATCTTACGATTGATGAAACTAATTTATATATAAATGTTTGCATGGATTATATCAATCTTAAACAAATTGATATGAAAAAAAATAAAGTAAATGAAATGTTCAACGACACTCAAGAACAAAAAGATTTTACAATGCGATTGACTGAAGTTCTGAAGACAATTTCAGAAGAATATAATCAATGCGCCCAACGTATAGATAAGTCTTTGCAGAAATTGAATGGCGAACGATCTAAACGTATAGAATCTCATCAACAAAAGAACGCTTCGATACTTAGTTTGGTAGAATTATTCCAAGACGAAAACGAAAGAAAGATGATGATTCAGATTGCAGAAATGCAAAAGAAAGTCGTCAAAGAAGAAGCTGATAGATTGGAAACGATGTCTGCATGGAAAGCTAGAATTTTAGGAATTACAAAAGAAGATGCTATATGATCGAATGTAAAGTCTGTCAAGAATCTTTTGTAAATGATAAATGCTTTCACGCCCATTTAAAGAAACATAATCTATATCAAGGAGAGTATTATTGTAAATATTATCCTCGCTTTTCATTTTTTTATAAAAAACAAATACCCTTTAAAAACAAAAGAGAATATTTTGAAACAGAGTTCCTTGATTATAATGAATTTTCTGAATGGGAAAGATCAGAGAATCAAGAAATCGTAAAAACAAAATGCGTATCGATGCTAAAAAATAGAATACAAGAAAAAAATTATCATTACGCACCTTTTCATAATGAATTGAAGACTTTGGATCTTCCAAATATAAATATATTCAAGAAGCATTTTGGATCTTATAATTCTGTTTGTAAGTTGTTGGATAAAGAGCCGCTTTTTAATAAGCCTTTGCCAAAAACTTTTAATAAAGTTTCTTTAAAGAATGAAACCATGCTTGTCGATACTCGCGAACAAGATCCTTTGGAATTTCCTAATGTAAAGATTGAAAAATTATTTATTGGTGATTATTTAATTAACGCTCAAGAATATAATTATACTTTTGTAGATAGAAAAAGTGAAAATGACTTTTTAGGAACTTTAGCTTCTGGAGTTGATCGTTTTGAAAGAGAAATCCAAAGGACTTTTGAATTGGAAGGATATTTATTTATTGTAATAGAGTCCACAATAGATAGTATAATAGATAATCATCGAAAATACAAAAGAAAAACGAACTTAGAATACGTCTTTCATAATATGCGACATTTGACGCATAAATATCCTAGACATGTTCAGTTTGTATTTACGGGCAGTCGAAAAAAATCAATCGAAATTATACCAAAGCTTTTATATTTTGGAAAAGATTTATGGCAAGTAGATTTACAATACTTTTTAGATCATGAGTTGGGAAACAGGTAACCAAAGAATAAGAAAAAATCAGTTTATTTCTAATGAAGAGCTTTCTGAAAAGCAAGGCTTCTTGGAAGAACGTGAAGCGAAGCTTTTGTTTTATCAATTCTTGAGAAACAATATTACTTTTACTACTGATTTAATTACAGGAGTTAAATTGTTTCCATTTCAACATATGGCTGTCAAGTCAATGTTGGAAAGTGATTATTTTTTAGGAGTTTGGTCGCGTGGTATGAGTAAAAGTTATACTACTGGTATTTTTGCCATTCTAGACGCGATATTAAATCAAGGAATAGAGATAGGTATTATGTCTCGTTCTTTTCGTCAGTCAAAAATGATATTTAAAAAGATAGAAGATATTGCCGCCAAGCCTGAAGCCTATCTTTTAAAACAATGTAT